GAGCGCTACGCCAAAAGTAAGCGCTCAAAGCGTTACAGAGCTGACTTCGCTCATCCGGAAAGCAAATGCATCATCGAAATTCAAGGCGGCACTTATATGCGCGGCCGGCATGTCAGTGGATCCGGCTATGAGCGTGATGCGAGGAAGTTCAACTTGGCGATGATGAGTGGCTGGAAAGTCTTCCTGCTCACTTCGACCACGGCCAAAGACCACGCTTGGATTGAGATGATTGCTGCCTTTGTTGCTTCTCAATCTGATTTGCAGCTTCCTCCATCAGAGCCTCAGCAGCCTTGAGTTCACTGTCGCGAAGACTCATAGCTTGGCGGAGCTGAATGTTCTCCATGACAAGCGTTTGAACAGCTTCCTGCATGTTGCTCCAACCCTGCAGCAGGTTCACGGAAATCTCTCTTAACTGCTCGATACTTGTGCAGTCTTCCAGAGCTTTCTTCTGGACTGACAAAGAGAATTCACGCTCTAGGCTTCGTTCAAACGGCCCCATGTTCACCAAGCGTTTCCCCCCATCGTAATGAAGGACAACGGGAATTTTATACTGCATGGGTTTTCTTTTTGTTCCAGCGTAGATCCGCCATCCCTTGACAAGCTGTTCTGGACAGGCGTGGAAACGGCAGAAAATTCCGAACAGAAAAGGGTGGTTCTCCCATCATCGCGCTTCCAGAAGCCCAGACGTAGTCGAGGTCATAAATTAACTGAAGGTGAACGTGTGGTTTTACTGTCACTCACGGCGGGTGGCTGGATTTATTCAGGATTCAAGGGGACAATACTTTCGATAACATCTTCTACAGACTCACTTGGCCGCTCCTGTCCCAGGGCAATGGTCGAGTGGGATGAGGGTGATACTCACCCGTCGCGTATCAGTTCGCACGCACTGTCCAGACTTCGATTGCTCAATGGTTGATTTTTCTGTTCATGATCCCCTTGACGATGGCATCAGCTCTCTGCGGCTTCTTGACTACATGGGAAGTGCAATTGACATCATTAACGATGCGCGGCAAAGCTTTGACGCTGAGAGTCCAGAGTTCACCTCAAAGGACCAAAAGCTTCTCAATTACTTGGTCGCCCATAAGCACACCAGCCCGTTCCGTGGCGTAGTGTTCAAATGGCAAGTTAAAGCTCCGCTGTTTGTGGCGAGACAATGGTGGAAGCATGTGATCGGCGGCACTTATGCCAACGATCAACTTGGCTGGAACGAAAAAAGCTTTCGGTATTGCGTAGCCGATAGCGATGAGTTTTATGTGCCTGCAAATTTCCGCAAGCAAAGCAAGAGCAACAAACAAGCGTCAGATGGCCTCCTGGAGGGCATGCAGCAAGCCGCTTCTGAGGCGGCCTATGCAGACGCCCTGTTTGCCTGTGCAACGGCCTACAAGACGCTTATAGAGGCGGGTGTGTGTAAAGAACAGGCTCGTGGTGTTCTTCCCACTTGTACTTACACATCATTCGTTTGGACCTGCAGCCTTCAAGCCCTGCTGCACTTCCTTAGCTTGCGCATGCCTGCTGATTCCCAAGGTGAAATTCGTGCCTATGCGGACCACATGGCAAAGATTGCAGAGGCTATTGTCCCTGAAGCTTTCGACGCCTTCTACGCCAATGGCAAGTCATTTTGATTCTGTCAATCAGCCTGAGCACTACGCTGCTTCAACCATTGAGTGCATTGAAGCCATCGAAGCGCAGCTATCGCCAGAAGAATACAAAGGCTTCCTAAAAGGTAACGTCGTAAAGTATGTCTGGCGAGAAAGTCGGAAACAGGGTATTGAGAGCTTGAAGAAAGCTCGTTGGTATCTTGACCGCTTGATTGCACTGGAAGAGTCAAAGGTGACTCCCGCTCAGTCTGAGGTGAGACTGGACAAAGGATGTCTTGGGACATCCTTTTACGAACAAGCTAAGCAAACTGCCATTCCAGATTCCTGAGATCACCTAAAGAAAAAGGGCCACGATGTGGCCCTTTCTTTTTGACAGTGAAATTGATCGCTTGCTGCACCACACGCTTGGCCGCCAGAAACTGCCAGTACTCGTCTTGGTGGGTGTGAGCGTCGATGAAAGAGTTGGCAAAAACCCAGGCCGTCAAGATCTCCTCTCGTTCAGCCGTCCAGAAAGGCTGCTGTCGCCACCACTCGAACACTGGAAGGTCAGTCTTTTGCAAGTTGCAGCGTTGACAAGCAGGAGCCATGTTCCAACGAGCAAAATGCGGCCCTCCCTTGCTCTTGGGAATAATGTGGTCAATCGTCATCTTGCCGTGCCATTGGCCGCAGTACGCGCATGCGGACTGCTGCAACGGACCTCTTAACGGGTAGTCGGAATATATTGACTTTCTAAATAATCTTCGGGCATCAGATTTGCGTACTTCAATGAGGCTGTGGAGATAATCATCAGGCTCATAAGCAACAAACATGAAGCACCCTCTTCAGTTGTTGCATCTAATCTATTCGATCTTTTGGGAAGTTGAAGAAGTCTATAATTAAAACTAAGGGGAGAGCAATCTTATGAGTGCCTGGAAAGACGGCCTTGCTAATTTTGTTGCCACTGTCACGGCTGGCATGTTGCTCTCCACTGGAGCAATGTTAATCACCGTTAGCAGTCAGCAAATCAAGGTAACCACGCAAGTGGAAAACATTGCCGAGAAGCTTGAAACGCTCACTGACAATGTTGGTGAGTTGGAGAGGCGCGTTCGTTCTTTAGAGATTGGCCGCTAGTCTGTAATCGACGTTAATAGCTTTTACCATGTCTCCTGCAGAATGGTTTTTCATTGGCGCGATCGTCGTCGGTGCCGCTGAACACATCATCGCCGTGAGTCCTCTTAAGGAGAACTCCACTGTTCAACTGATCCTCACAATCCTTAAGCGCATTTTCCCCGAAGTTAGGAAGTAACCATGGACATCCCTAACACTTGGGAAGGTTTCTACACCTACGCCAAGGAAGCGGGAGCCAAATACCCAGAGCTTGTTGCAGCACAATGGGCTCTGGAAAGTGGTTATGGCAAGCACTTGGCAGGTAAGAATAACTTCTTCGGCCTCAAAGGAAAGGGTGGCACAATGTCGCAAACCCAGGAATGGGTGAATGGCAACTGGGTGACTATCAGGGATGGCTTCCTTGACTTTCCTACTCGCGCTGCTTGTGTTGACTATTTAATCAAGCTTTGGTATCTCGACTATAAGAGCTACAAGGGTGTCAACAATGCTTCCTCTCCAGAAGCTGCAGCTCACATGCTGAAAAGCGAAGGCTACGCAACAGATCCTGGATACGTTGAGAAGTTGATTCGCATCATGCGAGAGCAAGGCGCCATTTCTGGTGCTAAGCGTCGTCCAATCAAGCTTTCAAGTGCTGCTAAGTACTACAAAGGCCTGAGTCATCAACTTGCAGCCTGGAACCACCTGGAAGACCTCCTCACCTCAGAACAACTAGCTGAATTCGCTGATCTTTATAGAGCAGACCCTGAATGAAGAAAAGCGCTCTGATCAACGCCCTGGCTTACGAGCTGGGGCTTTTGCTTACTGATCGATTCCCAGGCCTTGTTTTCAAAGCGTGGTTTCAGCGCATGATGGCTCATTGCAGGGCCGACTGGTCTGAATGGCGAGCAAAGCGTGTCATGAAAAAAGTTGACATGCAGAGCAATCAGATCATGAAGCAATGGGCTGAAGATCAGCGTACTGCTCAAATGAACAAGCTTGTCAAAAAAGCAAAAGAAAAGTTTCCTGGCGCCAAGATTACTCCAGCTCCAGACTCTTTCTTTCCTTCAGTAATTGTTGAAGAGGATGACGATGGGGACACCCCTCTAGGTGGCCCCATGCGCATCACTTGGAATTTGGATGATTAGTCCAGGACGATGGTGTCCTCGCCTGAGGCGCCAGTAACAAATCCAGAGTCGACAACGCCACCAGAAGAGGTGCCAAGGTCAATGCCACCAGAAGTGGTGCCTGCATCGAATGTGATCGTTTCTTCTTCGGCAGGTTCAGTAGCTTCAACAGTGGGCTCAGTGATTACAACAGGTTCTTCGGGAGCAGGCTCAGGCTCAGCAGGAGGCTCGGGCTCCACGTAGCCAGGAATGGGATACAACTCATAGAGGCCATATGCCTTCAGGGCTGCATAAAGAGCATCCAAGTCATCAGAAGGAAGGTTGAGGCTTTCCAGC